ATCAAAAAGTTCTTGAAAGCAAGGACATTATTGATTCAAATTATGATATTATGCAACTATATACCAGTGTCATATCACCACAAGGAGTCCACAAATTAAAATACGCAATTCAGAATGACGGGGTCAGTTTGAATCGCACCCAAATTAGGACAATGCTCCTCAAGGATGGGATTGGCACACTAAATATTGATGAGCTTATGTTGATGCTCAACTCCCACGGAAAATAAATGAAGCTAGCCCTTCACATTTTTCGCAATTAGGTTATAGTAAGAGAAACAAGGAACACACATGCCCGAGCAACAGTATGACACATTCAGCAAATTCGGGAAATCCTTCCAAGAAAAACTAGTAAAGACCATCCTCTTTGATCGCAACTTTGCGAATCAAATGGAGGAAGTTCTTGATGTAAGTTACCTAGAACTGAAGTATCTTCAAGTCTTTGTGGATCTAATGTTCCGGCATAAGCAATCCTACCCTCACCCCACCTATGAAGCAATGGTCTCCGTGGTCAGGACCCAGACCGAGGACTACTCTGACAGCGTCATTAAACAAGTCATCGACTTTATGGCTCGCCTCAAGAGCAACGCCATCAGTGGTGACGACGATGAGTATGTCAAAGAAAAGTCCCTAGATTTTTGTAAGAAGCAGAAACTAAAAGAGGCTATCCTTAAATCGGTAGACCTCCTACAGTCCCAGAACTTTGAAGAGATTCAGAAGGTTGTCAATGACGCTATGAACTTGGGTGCCGACAACAACCACGGTCATGACTACCACAAAGATGTTCTTGACCGCTTTGAGATGAAGATGCGTAACCCCGTATCCACCGGCTGGGAAGAGATTGATGATATCACCCACGGCGGCATCGGCAAAAGAGAACTCGGCGTAGTGGTTGCTCCAACCGGAGCAGGCAAATCTATGGCTCTTGTCCACCTTGGGGCATATGCGCTGATGAAGGGCAAGACCGTTGTTCACTACACATTAGAGTTGGCTGATACAGTTGTGGGTCAACGCTACGACTCCTGTATCACGGGCATCGGGCTAAACGAACTGATGTCTAGGCAAGATGCGATCGTGGACATGGTGAAACTTATTTCAGGACAACTCATTATTAAAGAGTATCCTACCAAGTCAGCCTCCACCCGAACCATCCTAGGTCACCTAGAGAAACTAAAACAAAAGGGTGTGAAGGTTGATCTGGTCATCGTAGATTACGCCGACCTTTTGAAACCCACAGCCTCCGGATTCAAGACCCAAGAACTTCGCCACAGCCTCGGCAACACCTATGAAGAACTACGAGGTATTGGACAAGTTTGGGACATTCCAGTTTGGACTGCCTCACAAACAAATCGCAGCGGATTGAACGCTGAGGTCATCACGATGGAAGCCATCAGTGAAGCGTTTAGCAAGTGCTTTGTAGCCGACTTTATCTGCACGATCTCACGAACGATAGAGGACAAAGGGCAAAACAAAGGTCGTATGTTTGTCGCCAAAAACCGTAACGGTGTTGACGGCATTATCTATCCGATGGAAATCGACACAGCCAAAGTTCATATGCGAGTGCTCCCACCCGATGAGCATTCCACGATTGACTCAGTGGTGATGAAGACCAAGCAGGAACAAGATGAACATCTGCGGCAGAAATACAAGAAGTTCAAGGCGGAGCGAAGCGACAAGGTCGAGCGAGCCAAGAACACAAACGAGACCAAGCGAGCCATCGCCATCCAAGAAAAAGCGGACGACAAAAAAAAAGTAAATGACCAACAGAAAAGCTTTAAACAAGGACTACGAGATTTGAAACAAAAACAAGACGAGGAGAAGGCAGTATCATGAACGACACCGATATATCAACAGAGATCCTATCTGACATCACGGTGTATATGAAATATGCCCGATACCTCGATGACAAGAAGCGCCGTGAAACCTGGGACGAGTTAGTTGCTCGTAACATCGACATGCATATGAAGAAGTATCCCGATCTAAAGCAAGAGATCAAGGATGCTTATCAGTTTGTCTACGACAAGAAAGTGCTTCCCTCGATGCGCTCAATGCAGTTTGCCGGCAAGCCTATTGAAATCTCACCTAACCGTGTTTTCAATTGCGCCTACGCTCCGGTTGATGACTGGCGAGTCTTCGGCGAGATTATGTTTTTGTTGCTCGGTGGCACTGGCGTAGGCTATTCAGTCCAGCAGCATCATGTTGATGAACTCCCCGAGATCCACAAACCAAACGCAGAAAGAACACGGAGGTATTTAGTTAATGATAGTATCGAAGGATGGGCCGACGCCGTTAAACATCTTATCCGCAGCTACTTCCTTGGTGGCTCTCGGCTACGATTTGATTATAGTGATATTCGCCCTAAGGGTGCTCGCCTCGTAACCTCTGGCGGAAAAGCCCCCGGACCCCAACCTCTTAAGGAGTGCCTTGTCCGAGTTGAAGGTGTTCTGTCCGAGAAGTCTGACGGCGATAAGCTATCAGCCATCGAAGTCCACGACATTGTCTGCTATATTGCTGACGCAGTTCTAGCTGGCGGCATCCGCCGTGCTGCCTTGATCTCGCTATTCTCAGCCGACGACAACGAAATGATTGCCTGCAAGGCTGGCAACTGGTGGGAGACCAACCCCCAGCGAGGCCGAGCCAATAACTCTGCCGTGCTTTTGCGGCACAGAGTAACAAAAGAATTCTTCCTAGACCTATGGAAACGAGTGGAAGCCTCCAACGCAGGTGAACCCGGCATCTACTTGTCCAACGACAAAGACTGGGGAACCAACCCCTGCTGCGAGATTGGTCTACGACCATTCCAGTTCTGTAATTTAACCGAGGTTAATGTCAGTAACATCACGGGTCAGTCAGACCTAGACGACCGGGTAAGAGCCGCTGCCTTTATCGGAACACTCCAGGCAGGCTACACTGACTTCCATTATCTACGAAATATTTGGAAGAGAACTACGGAGAAGGATGCCCTCATCGGAGTCTCCATGACTGGGATCGCATCAGGACGAGTTCTCCAAGATGACATTAATTTGACGCAAGCAGCAAAGGTAGTCAAGGAAGAGAACGCACGGGTAGCAGATGCTATTGGAATCAACCACGCTGCCCGTACAACCTGCGTAAAACCAGCCGGCACCACGAGTTTGACCTTGGGAACCTCTAGCGGGATTCATGCTTGGCACAACGATTATTATATCCGCCGAATCAGAGTTGGCAAAAATGAGCCAATTTATTGGCACCTAGCAATCCACCACCCAGAACTAGTAGAAGACGAGTACTTCCGACCCCACGATACGGCAGTCATCTCCGTGCCCCAACGAGCACCCGAAGGCTCTATCCTTCGTGACGAATCTGCCTTCCAGCTTTTACGGCGGGTAAAAAAGATTACTAAAGAATGGGTCAGCCCCGGCAAACGCTCAGGCCAGAACGGACACAATGTCTCTGCCACCATCTCTCTTCACGAGAACGAGTGGACAGATGCCGGGGAATGGATGTGGGACAACCGCAACTCCTACAACGGACTAGCAGTCTTGCCACAGGGCGGCGGCACTTATCGCCAAGCCCCCTTCGAAGATTGTTCTAAGGAAAAGTTTGAAGCTATGATGGAGACCCTTAAGGATGTTGACCTCACCAAGATTATTGAAGAAGACGACAACACCGACCTTAAGGGCGAGGCAGCATGTGCCGGCGGTGCGTGCGAAATAACTTGACAGTAATAGAAAACTAATGTATATTATGTAATACAATAGGTAGAAAGGAACCCCCAATGGCTACTCTAAATCATATTATGCCCGGCGACCTAGGTGAGGTCTTTTGTGAACGAGAAGAAAAGCAGCACAAGAACAAGCATAGCTGGAAACCCTCGGGACAAACCAAGGCGAGCCTGGACAACCAGATAGCACTTGAGTGCTATTGCAAGCACTGTAATCTTCGTGAATGGACCCAGACCTCTCGCTCTGAATTTGAAATGCTACAAGAATCCTGGAAGGAACTACGATGAAACCACTAAACCGCAGACTACTTATAGAAGTTCAAGAGGAGGACCCACAGCAGGGAACCTTCTTCGTTCCAGAGGAGAATAAGGTTGAGGAATTTTTAGTAGCTACAGTTCTGTCCTGTGCCGAAGATTGTTCTAGCGACCTTGCCGGTAAAACGGTGGTCTTCCATTCTTTCGGGAGAGAAGAAGTAACTGTCAAAGGAAGGAAGTATACTTTCATTGGCGAAAATCACCTGATCTGTGTAAAATAATATAATGAAAGAAATACTAAATGAGTGGAAAAAGTTTCTAAATGAATCCGGGTTTAACCGGATCAAGAATATTCTTCAAGGCGACGTCGCCTCGGTAGAGACCGTCGGGTTTATGACCGGTTGGAATCCACAAGCCAAGCAACTAGCTCGTAAAGAAAACCGAGATCTGAACAAGGAGTTAATGGCTTGGATGCGTGACCGAGGCTACGGTCCGATCCGCATTCGTGGTCGGTTCGGAAACGATGAAAGGTCTATGATGATTCCCAACATTACCCGAGAGGACATGGTAGAATCTGGGCTACACTTTGACCAAGAATCGATCATCTGGGGAAAGAAGACCGAAGAGGACAAGTTTATTTTTGAATATATCGAAGGTAACGAAACAAAGCAGCGCCGTGACGTGGTGCTGTTTGGTGATGATGTCCAAGCCCGAGAAGATTTCTATTCCCAAGAGAGACAATCAGCCGGTCGCAAGTTTTATATTCCTTTCTTTGACGAGCAGTATGAAATGGAAGAAGGTCAAGAGACTGAGTATGATCTGCCCAGCCTAAGCGAGGAGCAGAGAGAGCAGTATAAGGACTTGATCAAAGAGATCAATGAGAGGGTCGGACACACGCTTGACACTAATCGCCCTCCAAAATCTCGCTGGCATCACCGCCAACTCCTGCGTCTCAAACTTCAGGAACTTAAAAAGAATCTATGAAAAAACTAATCAAAGACTTTAAAAAGTTTCTTACAGAAGCGCAGATGAGCGACTACGACGACGCCGGAAGCCTAGTCTTATACCATTACGCTCCAGTGGACAAGGAAGAGATTACCGTAGACCCAAAGTATTTTGCCGACCGAGCTAAAAGAAGTTCGTTCACCATGAGAGAATATGAGACGAGCACCGTGCCAAGAACATTTTGGTATGCAGATTTGGAACAGAGGGAAAGACAAGTGTCTTCCGGAAGGCATCTCTATCAGTCCAGCATCCCCACCAATCGTATCTACGATTTTCACAATGACCCCGAGGGTCACAAGGAAACACATCGCCACCCTGTCTATGGGTTGCGGAAAGGGATGGAATGGAATGAGATGCTAGAGCACATCCGAGAAAGTTATGACGGCATTTTTTATTCGTTGTCCAACTTTGATGTGGTGTCCCTATTTATTCCTCACACTGCTGCCCGAGTATCACCAGAAGAACAAGCCCAACTTGAGGGCGATAAAGAGAAGAGAAAACAATGAGCCTAGAAGACGAGTCATACGGAATTGATCCGGGGACATTTGTAATGAATTTACACCACGGGTTGTTAAGGTTTGGAGTTGTAAACTCTAAGCGCATCGATGAACAGGGCTGGGGTCACTGCAAAGTAGACTGGTTAGCTGACGATATCCACCTTGCCAACGTAGCGTGGAACAAAAAAATGAAATCCTCCTATCAAGAGACCGCCCCCGAAATACGTGTAGACTGGCTTAACCCAATCAGCCCGAAATGGCTAGAGCGTGTTTTAAGCGCCTATGGAGAACGAGAAGATGAACGAGCAGTCTAAGGAAGAAGTCATCGTAGACCAAGAGGCGCAGAAAGAGGCACAGAAGGAAGCACTCAAACCTAAGCCTCCTGCTCACCTTGCACCACAGGGCATCCGCACCTTCACTGTTTGTCGCCGCTCCGACGAGTCCGGGGTCAGCGGCGAAGGGATTGTTATCGAAGGCATCGAACTAGCAACCGGTCAAGCCGTGGTCCATTGGTTATGGCCACGACCACGGGGCTCGATCGCAATCTTTGATTCCTTCTCCGACTTCGTGAAGGTCCATATCCAGCCGCACCCAAAGAACGGCACGATCATCACCTTCGAAGATGGCGAACAACAGTTTTTCGGTATGCCAGACCCCGCCGACGAGGAAGTCACAGCCGAAGAGTAGTCCCAAGACTACTTACAACTAATCGGAGTTCCCCATTGAGTTGGGTGGCGAGCAGGATTCGGGATATCTTGTTCATTTTTTCCTTGACTATATCTAGATATCTGCTATAATGATACCACACCAAGACAGAGAGGTTGCTAATGGCAAACCGTATTGAATCTTCTATCCCTTTCGTAGGGCTCCACGCACACTCCGGACTCTCACCTTTTGACGGACTAGGCATGCCCGGCGAACATATGGACTTCGCTTTTGAGAACGGGATGAACGCCCACGCTCTCACCGACCACGGACATATGAATGGCTTGCCCTATCAGGTAGAACACCTGAAACAAATGAAGGCAGACAACAAAGACTTCCGAGCCATCTACGGATGCGAATCCTACTTCATTAAGTCCCATCGTAAATGGCGCACGATGTATGAGGAGCACAAGGCTAACTCCAAGAAGCAGAAAAAAGAAGAGTTCGGGATGGTCATCGAGGATGAGGACCGCCAAAAGAAGTTCAATCCTCTCAACAGCCGTAGCCACCTTGTGATGGTTGCCCAGAATCAGGTAGGTCTCAACAACCTTTTCCAGTTGATATCCGACAGCTACAAGACAGAGAACTTTTATCGCTATCCCCGTATGGATTTTGAGATGCTGGACAAATACAACGAGGGACTGATCATCAGCACCGCTTGTATGTCTGGTCCGCTGTTCGGAGATTTCTGGAAGAACCGAGACAAGGGTCCGGACCATGTGCTATCCGCTATGCGAGATACGATTGCCCAGTTCAAAGAGATCTTCGGCGACAGGTTCTACGGCGAGGTTCAATGGAATGATGTCCCTGATCAGCATCTCGGTAATAACTACATCATCCAAGCCTGTATGGAAATGGGCGTAGAGATTATCAGCACTGCCGACAGTCACTACCCACGACCAGAGTTGTGGAAGGACCGAGAGATGTATAAGCGCATCGGCTGGGGAGGTAAGATCCCAGCGTGGGCAGAAGGCGACAACGGTCTTCCGGAATCAGTAGACGAGATCGGCTACGAACTCTACCCCAAAAACGGTGACC